GAGATGGTGGAGAAATTTATCAACCTAATGACTCAGAATGGCACAGAAAAAATCAAGGTCGGATGTATAAGATCAATGAGAACAATCCATTTACCATGGTTCCAGATCTGAGCATTTGGTTGTTACAGAAATATGGCATTGAAATGACCTGGAATGAATTTCAGGCAATTCGTATTCATGATGGTCTATATGATGAAGGTAATCGCCCATATTTCATTTCCAGATCAGAATCCAGTAAATTGAAAACCAATATGGTGATGATCTTACACCAAGCAGATATGATGGCATCTCGAAAAGAATATGAAGCTTATCGTGACAAAAAGCCATCCGCTTCAATACCTAAACGTTCGACACGAACAGGTAAGAGCAGTATCTCATCATCTAACAAACCAATGAACACAAAGGATATGTTCAATGATCTATTTGGATAAATTATGATAGCAGCAGTAATTATAACATCGGCATTGTTATTGGCATCGATTCTATTGAATTTCAATCAGATGCGTAAACAAGAAAAACTGGAAGAGTACATTGAAGAACTAGAAAATTCCAATACAAATTATTACACATTCTACAATGATCTAAAACAAATGTCAAATGAATCATATTCTCGTATGCGACAGATTGACCGTATAGGATCATTTGAATCAGATGATGAAATTGGTTTTATATTCAAAGACATCAAACTGATAATAGAAGAACTTAATAGGAAGTTTTAATGAGTAGTGTTGACAGATTTTATGAATGGTATAGGACTGAGGGCAGTCAGAAAGAGTTGGAACTTTCCAAAAATAAAAAGTATAAGCGACAATATTTCACTTTTGTAACTGAACAGGCTATACACGCTTATAATGCAGAAGAAAACAAATATAAGCGAGACAGAATTTTCAAGGAATATATCAATTATCCATTTCATAAATTAGTAGAGAATGTGTATCACACTTTCAAGTTCACATATTTTGATGTCCCATATGAAGATGTACAGAAAGAAGTTGTGGCTTTCATGACAGAAAAAATTGGAAAGTTTCAGCAAGGTAAAGGTAAAGCCTTTTCTTATTTCACTATCATTGCCCGTAATTATCTAATCATTCAGAACAATTCCAATTACAAGAAACTCAAAGCTCGAGCAACCACAGATGCCATCGACATGGAACGTGATCTGGATACTGAAATGAATTTGTCAGATCATCAGGAAAATTTAAAAGATTTTATTGATCAATGGGTTGCTTGGTATGACAAGAATTTGAACAGACATTTCACTAATGAACGTGACATTCAGATTGCTGACACGGTTTTAGAACTATTTAGACTACGTGCTACTCTGGAAAGTTTCAATAAGAAAGCATTGTATATTCTAATCAGAGAGCGTACCGGAATGAAGACTCAGTTCATAACCAAAGTTGTGAACATTATGAAGGCTCAGTTCGAAGAAATGTACAAAGAATACCTACGAACAGGTCAGTTAACAGAAATATAACGGTTTCATATTTATAGAAAAGAGTCTATGAGTACTGAATTTGAACTGTTCAAGGGGACGACCTTTTCTGACTTGATGAAGGACATATATCACAATTCCAAACGCAAGTCCAGACAGATAGAAGGTCTTATCAAAGAACTACAACCAATGATCAATAATGTTGGTGATGCCACAGTTATTGTTCCTATGATCAAAGATTATCTCGAAGTGTCAGTTAAAAATGATGATGCTCTAGTCAAGCTGGCAGCTGTTGTACAGCGTTTAGTTGCTGGTAATAAAAGAGATGAAGAGGGTAGTTTGTTATTAACAGATGAAGAACGTGATCAACTTCTTAAGACAGCAGAAGAAGAGATTCAGAAAATAAAATCAGGAGAAGAAGATGACAGGGACAATAGGAACAGCCGAAGTAATATCATCGGATCTGTCGACAATCCAGAAAAGTAAATCAGGTGATAGTGAAATACCTCAAGGATCAGTTCTAGTACGAATTCGCGGAAACGATAAAAGGGGAGGTAAAAAAGTAAAGTTAGCCTGTCCATTCGATTTAAACTTTTACAAAGTACCATTACCCGGAGAAACAGTTTTGACAATGACTGCTATTGATGGGACTGCATCTACTATTCAAGGTAATAGAATTTATTACCTAGGCGTATTATCTACATACCATTCAGTTAATGTCAATAAGCTACCTAATCATTCTGAAATAACTTCAACAGATGATATATTAGACGTTGGTATATCAGTACCTGTACCAACAAACACACGTGATAGTAATATTTCATTTCAAGAACGTGACATTATACCAATACAACCATATGAAGGTGATATGATTCTGCAGGACAGACATGGGTCTTCAATAAGATTTTCAGGAACCGTGTTACCAGCTACTGGTTACCAACACCGACCATTCTGGAGAAGTGATAATGCTTCTGATCCAATTGTTACCATTTCATGTGGTTTGAAATCGGGCGGTAATTATTATACCATTGAAAATCCTGATGACACTGCTAGCAGTATCATAATGTCGTCTAAACAAAAAATAAATTCGACTACACTGTCACAAGCCAACATCGGACGTACTGTGAAATCACTTTCCAGATATGAAAATTCACAGATATTATTAACAGCAGATCGCTTAGTGTTCAATTCCAAACGAGATGAAATAGTATTGTCAGCCAAAAATACAGTATCCATCGCAACACCTAACTGGGCAATGGATATGAATGAATTGTTTGATATCTTGGAAGGTGCATTAACAGAATTGTCAAATCTAACACGCGGTGCTGATAGTTTTGCGACCGGTGTAGGACCTACCGGCCCTGCCACTAATCTTGGGGCATGTGTCAATTTGTTGCAAAGATTGAGGAGAATGAGACAGTAATGCCTTTGGATAAAAGCAAATTGCAGGAAAGTTTAGTAACCATTTTCTCTGACATAAATTTTGATACCACATCAAAAGAAAAATTTTTAGAGATTTTCGATGCTATAGTAGAATATAGCCGTGGGGTTGTACCACCTTCAGCTTCAGTGGACGCTGCCGGCGAAATCATTTCAAGTCTTCTACAAACATTTCCTGGTGGTCTTTTTTCTGATGGTATTACATTACTTGAAAGACAATTACCCAGATTTGCCAAAAGTATTGCGTTGGGAATGCTGCCATTATATAAAGGTAAGGCACCATCACAGGCTTTAACAAATCGAATCAAGACAGTAATGGCAGACAATGCAGCAAAGGGTAAGACTACTGTTGAATGTGCCGAATCCATGGCCAATGTTTTACATGATTGGTTTTCTACGGGTACAGCTGAAGCTACTCCTATTGCCTTAGGATTGCCGCCGACAGTACCATCTTGGGGTATCGGTGAATTGAAAAGAAATGATTTAGAATATACTGAAGACAATTATTCGGGCATTAAATGGAGACCGGAAGATAGTGACGGTCATCCTAATGCTAATAGATTGCGAAGAGTATTGAGAGCTTTTAAATATGGCGAAAAAGGAAGACGTATAACTGGAAAATCGGTTGGCGAAATTTCGAATGGTGGCGATATTTCAAATATACTTGCTAGTTGGGTCATATTCGTAATCAATGAAATAAAACGTGAGTTACCGGACGCAGAACTTGCCTTTACAGGAGGCAATGATATATTTCATCAAAACTTAGGATATAAAAGTAATCATACTTATGGTAATGCTATGGATTTTGTTGTGAAACCTAGATCATATGTAAGTCAAATAGAAAAAATATTACATGGTATATCGGGATCACCTGCCAATTACAGATTTGATGGCGAACCTCTCTTCAGATTTATTAATGAATATGCACATATATCTAAAGCAGGAACAGCTCCTCATTTTCATATAACTGTACATCCGATACCTCCTGACAGTCAGGAATCGATCTCACGTGCAGCTAAATCTACTAGACTAGTATCTACCGGCTTAGTGACTGAACGTCCGTGGGTAGGAAATGTGTTTATATTTGAAGAATCTACTCAGTCATTGATAATTGAGCAAAGACAAGTATAATTCTGTTACATTTCATATTTATAGTAAAGTAATACTATGGGTAAATTTACACAAGCTTTAAGGCAAATGATCAGACAGGAAATGAGAGATGTTCTAACTGAAGAACTTCTGCCTATACTGAAAGATGTGTTATCAGAACAGCGGCAGCCAGTACCTGCCAAACCGCAGCGCAGAAAGCCTGTCACAAAGAAGACATTCTCAAAGAATTCCATTCTGAATGATCTGTTGAATGACACAGCGACGGCTACAAACTTCGCTGAAATGAATACAGGTCCATTAGTCGAATCTGGATTGAGCATGATCAGTTCAGAGCCAGATGTCACGCCAACTACCGATATTGATGGTAGACCTGTTGATACATCAAATGAAGCTGTTGCTAATGTTTTAAGCATCATGAATAAGGATTATTCTGCTCTGATGACAGCCATTGACAAAAAGAAGGGTCGTAGATAATGGCTAGACCAATCTACAGATTAGAACCATTTAATACAACGCCTAATGTTGCAATAGGCGTAAAATTACCATTTAATAAACCTGCATCAGCATTTTCAGAATTATCAAATTACGCATCCGGATCTACAGATGGCGGATCAGTTTTTGTGCAGTCGTACACAACATTGGAACAAGTTGTAAGCAATATCAAATCATTGTTACTGACTAGAAAAGGTGAACGATTTATGCAGCCTAATCTAGGAACTAATATTTTCAATTTTCTGTTTGAAAATTTAACTAATGAGGCTTTGGAGACATTACAAGAATCTATTGAAGATGATTTTGAATATTGGTTACCATATGCTACTCTAAATAATCTAATGATAACCGAAGATAGAGCATTGAATAGATTCAATATAAGATTTGATGTCGCAGTTACTACTATAAGGGCAAATATAATAATAAATGTACTATTAGATGAAGAAACAATATTACAGATTGATGTAGATGATACTGAAACAGATGATCTAGCACAAGATGCTTTACAATTAGTTCCAATTAGTTCAGCTACAGTAACATCTCTAGGTACTTATTAATGAGATATGATTATGACACAAATTAAAAAAGAAGTAAAATATTTGAATAAGGATTTTGCTCAATTTCGACAAAATCTAATCAATTTTACAAAAAATTACTTTCCAAATACATATAGTGATTTCAATGAAACATCACCAGGTATGTTATTCATGGAAATGTCATCATATGTCGGTGATGTATTGTCATATTACACAGATACAGCGTTTCGAGAATCGATACTTAGTTTAGCAAATGAACGTAGTAGTATTATAACATTATCCAAATTATTTGGATATGATGCTAGAAATTTCTCAGCAGCTACAGGTAAAATAGAGGTATATCAATTGGTACCAGCTATAGGCACTGGTGCTAACATCGAACCAGATATGAGATATGCATTATCAATAGCAAGCGGAATGACAATGGCATCAGAGAATGATGTATTATATAGAACAGTTGAACCTATTGATTTTAACAACGATCCGGAAATATCTGTTTATGAACTGAATGCGTCCGGTGATATAGCAAGATATTTACTTAAAAAAGACGTTGATATAGTATCTGGAGAAGTAAAAACTGAAATATTTACTTTTAGTGATCCTAAACCATATGATAAAATTGTGTTATCAGAAGATAATGTTATAGACATTGTAAGTATTAAAGATTCAGCTAATAATGATTGGAGTGAAGTAGATTACTTGGCACAAGATACAGTATTTGATGATGTTTTAAATATCCCGTTTAATGATCCGACACTTAGTCAATTCAGATCAAGTGTTCCTTACATTCTGAAATTGAAAAAAACGCCTAGAAGGTTTGTAACTAGAACCAGAGCTGATAACAAAGTTGAAATACAATTTGGTTCTGGTATTAGTTCTGATGCTGATGAAGAGATTATACCAAATCCAAAAAATGTTGGTATAGGACTTGAGTATTTGAGACGAACGACAAATAATAATTTAGATCCATCCAATTTTCTTTATACAAGTACATATGGTCTAGCTCCAAGTAACACAACACTTACTGTGACATATACAGTAGGCGGAGGTATAAATGATAACACTGGTGTAAACACTATCACTGATCCTATAGATGTTGTATATCTCAATGAAGGTACGACTGTAAATTTAGATGATACTAAAGAAACATTAGCAATAATCAATCCGACTGCTATAACTGGTGGTGGAGATCGTGAAGCTATCGAAAATATTAGGCAAAATGCTATTGCAAGTTTTGCAGCACAGAATAGAGCAATTACAAGAGAAGATTATATCGCCAGAATTTATGCTATGCCACGTAGGTTTGGGTCTGTAGACAAAGCTTACATAGTCGGTGATACACAGATTAATACACATGATCAAACTTATCCTAGCTATACTATTCAAAACCCTTTAGCATTAAATCTATATATCTTGTCATTAGATGAGAACAAAAATTTAACGCCGGCTAACTTAGCTGTCAAAGAAAATATCAGAACATATCTATCTGAATATCGTATGTTAACAGATGCGATCAATATAAAAGATGCATTCATTGTTAATATAGCTTTAAATTTTGAAATCATAGCACGGCCAGAATATAATTCAAATCAAGTAGTACTGAACTGTATTGAGAGATTGAAAGTATTATTTCACGTCGATAGGATGCAGATAAATGGAAGCATTGATATGAATGCTATCAAAGCAGATCTAGATTTAGTTGAAGGTGTGCAGACTGTTACTAGTTTTGAAATAGAAAACAAATATTCCACTGCAGATGGATATTCTGGAAATGTCTATAATATTGCTAGTGCAACTAAACATGGAATACTGTATCCAAGCTTAGATCCATGTATCTTTGAAGTAAAATATCCAAATCGAGATATTCAAGGTAGAACTGTAAATGTATAATTATGTATAGACTATTTTACGCAGAACGCGATGCAACAATTTATGAAAGATTTACTGAACGTAATACTGGTATAGATCAAATATTAGAACTAACCAAATTATCATCAGCATCATCTGATTTTTCTGACACTTTCAATACTAGAATATTGATAGATTTCGGATCAGAAATTGACACATTACGTACTGCCATAAACAATGGAAAAATTCCACCATTAGGTAATTCAGCTAACTCATCTTCAGTGTTTCTCAAAATGTTTGCAGCCGAATCATCAGATCTTTTACGCTCATATGAATTAGAAGCTTATCCCGTATCTGAATCCTGGACAAATGGTAATGGTATGTTTTCAGATGATCCTGAAGTACAAAATGGTGTATCATGGTTATACAGATCTGGTACACCAAATGCTATATTATGGAATACGGCTTCTGCTGAATCATATAATGATGCATCTGCTACCAACACCAACGGTGGCGGCACCTGGATCACCGGTTCTACATATGAAGCTTCACAATCATTTCAAAATGAAGTACCTGATGTTAGAATGAATGTAACTGATATAGTCAAGCATTGGGTTGATCAGGATATAACTAACAATGGATTCATTGTTAAACGTTCTAAAACCGACGAAATATCCGGTGATATTTTAGGATCATTAAAGTTCTATGGTAGAGAAACACATACGGTATTTGTGCCGAGGTTGGAAGTTGCATTTGATAATACAACATTTTCGGATACAGGTTCTGCTGAAATCACTTCTGAAACATATGTTCCTTATTTTAAAAATATTAGAGATGAATATAGGACTAATGACATTACAAAGTTTAGAATAGGAGTACGTCCAGAATTTCCTGACAAATCATATGCAACAGCATCATTTTTTCTCACAAGTAATAGATTACCCACATCAAGTTTCTATAGTATTTTAGATTCTGTGACAGATGATGTTATAATACCTTTTGACAATACGGCTACAAAAATTGATTGTGATGCAAATGGTAGTTTCTTCAAACTAAGAATGGATTCATTCTTCCCAGAACGTTTTTATAAAATAAAATTAAAAATAGAACGTGATGGGGGTGATGATGTTCAAACGTTTGATGATTTTTATTTCAAAGTAGTTAAATAACAATGTTATGTCGAATACCTTTTTTCTAAATTCTGCTAATAATACATTTCCTGCTGAGCCGTTCACTATAAACGGATATTATCCATTGTATTTTACAGAATTTGCAGCCCGGGCAGCATCTCCTTATAACACATATCATATACACGAACTAAATAATACTGTATATTATATGCCTAACAATTTTGGGCAAATAGGTGTTCCACAATATCATGGTAATTATACTGGTAGTAATACTCCAAATGGTATTTTGATAGCTGATAGAAATGATGTTGGTACTTTACAATTAGATACTCAGACAGATGAATATGCATTTTACGGGCTACAACAAACTGTACCTACTTCTAATAATACAATCTTACAAAATGTTTTAGATCCAGGTTTTGGTTATTTCGTAGAAGATGATCAGGTTTTAGAACCTGCTCAAAGTAAGATATTCATTGCTAACAAGCCAGTAGACTTGTTGGATATTCATGACAATTATATAAGATTTGGTCCACATAATCTAGCAACTAATAACTTTATTGTAGATGATGTATTCT